GACTACATTGAATGCTCTGTCTAATACGCCTGAATTATTTTCACTAAAATTGCCGCCAATTTTTACAGCAGCATCAACAACTTGTGCATAACTAAGCAATTCTTCTTTAATATCTTTTGGTATACTACTATTTATTAATGCATGCTCTCTTGTTAGTGCCAACTCATAAATATCGTATTTTTCTTGTGGACTTAATTTGCTTATATCTAAAGTTGCTAAATCTTTTGCTGTTAATCCTAATTTTTCAGCGAATATATCTGTTTGTATTTTTGCGTTATTTACCTTTCTTGTGCCTACATCAAGAGACATTTCATATAAAATTTCATCAACGCTTTTGTTTACACCTATACTATCATAATATCTTTTTATAGCTTTTGCTTTTTGAAAATCTACAGGTTCTCTTTCACTCCCGCTTCCGCTTGTTGGCGCTCGTGGAGTTGTGCCTAAAATATTATGTTCTCCTGTTCTTTTATTCATCGCTCCATAAGTTCCGCCTTGTCCATTGCTAAAATGCGTATATTCATCTGGCTGATATAAAACGCCTGTTGCAGCAGATTGTATAGGGTCGCTAAAGTTATATCCTATATCTATAAGTGCCTGTTTTGTTTCTGGTGATAATTGAGATCCTTTTGCTTGACCTTCATATAGCTTTAGATTAAAATCATTTTGTTCTTTCTCTCTTTTTTGCTGTTCATTGTATACATCATAAAACATTTTTTCATAATTGTATGTATTTTTAGCAGCTTCGTTTTGCTTATTATGTTCTAATGTGTCTGCACCTAATTGCAGCTGTCTGTCTTGCTGTTTTGCTTTGTTTAGTTCATTCCAAGTGTCAAACATAGCGTTTCCTAACGCTCCAGCTCCTTGAATGGTAGCAGCGTTAGGCTGAAAGTGTACTGGTATAGGATTGTAATAAGCCGCCATATTATGCCCCTGTTCCAACAAAGCCCGTATTGAAATTAGTGTCTGCTTGCGCCCTTCTTCGTCTCTCTTCCTCGCTTAATGCTTTATTATACAGATAACTATCTTTTTGTAATTTATGCTGTTTATTTGCCATTCTTTGCTGATTATATGCGCTCCATAGATTGCCGCCTACTGCTATAGGTTTAAACAAATTATCCATTGCCTGACCATTTCCAAAATATTTAGACCAATCAAAGCCTTGATTTGCTCCGCTTGCCGCTCCTTGCGCTATAGCGTCTGCGTTTTTTTGTATAAATGAATTTCCAAAAGTAGGAGCAAATCTTGAATTGAAGTAGTCATTTGTGAATTGTCCGTTAAATGACGGCACATAGCCTACTGCGTTAATCGCTGAATTTGACGCCGTATCTAAAGCGGTCTGCCCAAAGTCATTAATTGCGGTCTGCCCAAAATCTCTTAACGCTGTGCCTATATTTCCATATATAGGAGCAAGTGTTGAATTAAAATAATCTGCGGCTAACGGCGATAAATTGCTCGCTGCTGTTGTAAAATAATCTACATAAGACATACTAATCCTTTATAAGCGTATTACGCTATTTTTTTCTCATTATATGGAAATCAAAGGTTGCAAATCTATACAAGAATGCAACCTTTTTATTTTGAAAAATTTCATTTTTTAGATAATGAATTAATTAAATCTAATCCAAGCTCAATATCGCTTACCTTTTCGCCCTTAGCTCTTCTATCAAATGCAGATGTCTCTATCCCGCCTTTATCTGTTGGGGTAATAGCATCTGGCGTTGATTTAGACTTTGCCTGAAACTGCATAGCTTGATAGATAGCTTCCCACCCTTCTTTGCTTGATAACATTGTGTTTAATTTGTTATCATTTGCCCATTTTGCAAGTTCATCTTGCGTAACATTCGGGTGTGTTTTAGTAAAGTCGTTCCAAGCGTTTATAAACTCTAACTTTCTGTTTTGTTCGTCTATAAAGGCTTGCTGTTTTTCCATTTGCTCTTTCATCTGCGATATGCCAAGTTCTCTTTGCACGCTTGATAATTGTTCCTGCATAGGGTCTACGGCTTGCGGCGGCAATCCTTGCTGTTGTAATCCTTGTGTAGGCAATCCTTGCTGCTGCAATCCTTGCGGTATTCCCTGCGGTACTTGCTGTGTTCCTATCTGGTCTAACTTTGCATTTAAAGCTTCCTGTTTTGCTGCTAAATCCTGCAATATAGCGTTTATGTTGGGTAGTTCCGCTTTGTCTATTTGCGGTGTTTCCGCCTGTTCTGCCTGCGGTGCTTCTGGCAACTCTTCGCCTTGATTAAACTCTGCCACCAATGAGGCTAAAGCTTCTTGTTCTGTCATCTTTTTCTTCTCCTTAGTTTTGATTTTTTATTTTCCAATATATATCTTAATTCATCTGCTGAATTTAATATATCTTTTTTTGTTTTTACTTCTTTTGCTTCTTTTTCTGCTTTTGGCGTTTTTATCTTTTTTTCTGCTTTTATTTTAACTACAGGTTCTGTTTTTTTCTCCTTTTTCGGTTCAATAGGCGGAGGAGGAGGCTCTGGTATATTAACCTCCCTTTTGACCTCTTGTTGCAGATATTTTTTTGGCTTTGTAAACTCTACTTCTTCTTTTTTGATTTGCACATTTTGTCTCTCCTCTATAAGATATTCTAATACTTCATTTTTTGTTTTGTACTTATCTGTCTTAAGTCCCGTTGATTTATAACCAGCGTATGACATTATTTTTAATACCCATTCGCCCATATACTGCTCAAGATAAGCCCCGTTTTTTAGTAGCTTTATTATCGCCGCTTTTTCCATTACCTATCTTCTGCCTCTACAATGTCAAGAGGTAAATCAATAATAATATCGATAACTCTTTTTTTCTCCACGGCTATAACTCGCTGTGTAATGTCAAGTTCTGGATTAAGTATATCTGCATCGTATTCATTTCTATATTTTAGTAACTCCGCAAATATTTTTTGGTACATTTTATTTTTATATAACTCCTCCAATTTGCGATGGTGTACTGACTTGCTCAATCTGTCCTGTAAAATCTCTATTTTTATCATCTTCTTCTCCTAATAAGTTTTGAATTTCTGTTACGCCGTATAACGGCAATATCTGTTTCATTATCTCTTTGCTTGCGTTAAGTGCCTGCATAGCTCCCTGTTGGTCTCCTGCCGCCCCGCACATTTGGAAATATTGACCCAACATTGCGTTTGCCTGCAATAGTCCTTGTTTTTGCACCTCTTTATTTAATGCTCCAATACCCGTATTAACCTTAACTTCAAATGATGGTACTTCTGTTCTATCAATTCCAATAAAGAAATCATCACGTCCATATTTCCACACAAGAATAGCAACTCTCTGAAAACAAGGCTCAAAAAATGTTTCGTTAAATGTTCTTATATATCCTTGCAATCTTGTTCCGCCCTCATTCGCTACAATTGTTGATAGTGTGGCGGTCTCCTGTCTTACGGGACTTATGCCGTTTTGCTGCGGCGATATGCCTGTAACTTCTGCCATATCCTGCTCCATAATCGGCACTAAATTCATAGCTGTTATAGGATTGCCATTATCAAGTGTTTTTATAGCGTTTGGATTGTTTGAAGTGATATGTTTTCCGATTGTGTAGATGTCGTCTTGATTTACTCCATCTGTTTTTGATGTTATAAATTTGGGGTATAAACCCTGTCTTGCGTTATCGTTAATCATATTGCGTATTGCGTTTGTCTCGTCTTGCAGTGGTAGCATAGCTGCTATAGGCGGCTCAAAGTAACAAGGTATAAAGTTAATGTCAAATATATTCTTTGTCTGCCATAATAGCCCGCCCCAAATAAATGGGTGTCCGTCTTTTAACACAATGTTTTCACGCATAATAACGCTTTCGTTATATATAGTTGTTACTTTCCATTGTTTACCCTCATAAAAATAGACCTCTTGCAATCTTATACGCTCGCTCGGTTTGCTTTCTGAAAAAGTCTCATCGACTGAAAAAGTTTTTTTAAAGTGTCCGTTTTTTTGCAATATTTTTATCTCGTCAATCGTTAAGTAGATATTATGCACAAGGTACTTTACATCTTGACTTGTTTTTGTGTTCACATCAAACCAAAAATCATCTAAATCAACTTTGTCAATATGAAGATTGTCTCCTGCCCAATAGACCTTTACTACGCAAGTACCCATATACGGTATCTCTTGAAATATAGGCTGAAATGTTAAGTATAGGTTTTGGCTGACTGAATAGAAATCTACTGCCTGCTGCCACTTTTTCAGTATGTCGTCATCTGTGTTTATATATTTACTTAACTTTGCCAACTCATTATTCATAAAGTAGGTTTCAGATAGGGCGTCTGTTATCCTTCTTGCTTTTGCTGTAACTTTGGGAAAAAAGATATGTGAGCGGTTATACCTTCTTTTTAGCTCGCAAGTTTGCTTATCAAGCACCATAAAATAAGCATTTGCACACTCTTGAATACCTCCTCTGTATATCTCCCAACCTCTCCTTGCGTCTACAATCATCTGCACAATTTTATCTTGTTTCATTGTTTTGCTCTCCATAATGTTGATTTATTTAAGTGTAATATCTCTTTTATATCTTTATCTTTTACTCCGTTATCCATTAAGGCTTTAGCTATTTCTGTTTTATGCTGTTTATGCGGTAGTCTCATATTGCTTGCGCTTTCGCAAACCATATACGAAAAAAATAGCTTTAATAATTCGTCATCTTTTATGTTCAGTAGTCCTCTTATAGTCTCTACAGGTATCTGCTCTTTGACAAGATTAAAAGATGATATTTTTACCATTTTGTGTAAACCTCGTCAAATTCCAATACCTCTGGTTTTATATAGACTTTTTCATAAAATGTTAAAGCTACGGCATCTCCTCTGTCTGGACTTCTGCCGTGTCTCTTTTTCATCTCTTTTTTGCCCTCCAACTGCATTTTTCCGCTGTTGGTATAAAAATATTCAACCATAGCTAAATCATCAATCAATAATCCGTCATTCGGTAGTTGCATATATTTTAGTGTCTGGGACAACTCCCAATACATCTCCATTCGCTTATTCATAAATCCATCTTTGGCTGAACTCATAGAGACATCTGCTGGTATAACGGGCAAACCCAAAGAGTAACAAGCGTCGTATACGCCCGCTCCTATGCCGTTGGTCTCAATAAATATTGCGTGAGGTTTCTCCTCATCTAAATCAAATATTGTCTTAATCCTGTTTGCCAAAGCCATAGTATCAAGTCCATTGTAGACTTGCAGCGGTAGCACTTTATAGCCGTGTCTTTTTGCGACCACAGACATATCTGTGCCAAATCTTGCGGGGTCTACTCCCCATATCCTTATGCCCGTATCATCAACTTCTAATCTTTTAGTAGCGTCGCTTAAAGCGGTAAAGCTGATAAGCTCATTAGATGCGCTGTCTACAAATTGCCCGTATATCTCCTGTTTTATTACATCATCACTGCCGTTTAAATCTTCTATTAAGTCGTCAATTGCCTCTTTGTCGATAAAAGGATTATCATAGCTTGTGAATGTGTGGTGTATCCAATTCTCATCTCCCCGCATACCTTTTTGCGCTAACTCATAAAATAGATTTTTACCCTTTGGCACTCCGCCTATAATCGCTCTTGAAGTTATATTGTCGATTAACATTGGACGGATAGAGTTCTCCCATATATACCTGTCTTTTAGAATAATTCCCGCTTCGTTTAAAATTACCCCGTCATATCCAAACCCTTCTATATTTTTTGGATTGTCTGCTGACCTCATATCAAGATAGTTATTGATAATCATCAATTTTTTATCCTGCTTGCTCCATTTATAGGGTAGGTCTGGAATTTGCTTTAATACGGGTAAAAAGTAGCGTTCATAATATCTTTGTATATTTGAATTGATTGTGTCAATCCAAAGCCAATTTCTGCCTTCCAATAGCTCCTCAATCACAAATTGCGCCGCTCCTCTTGTAAAACCAAATCTACGCCCTTTTGTTATGGTTTGATAGCGTTCTTTTGTCTCAAAAAATATTTTAGATTGTGCTTTTGTGTATGTGAGGTTTAGTTTCATTCTTTTATGTTTCTCACTATTTCAAGTTTATTCTCAATCATTGTGTTGTTAATGTCGCTCTTTTTATGCCGTTCTGATAATCCTGTTGTATCGGTTATAATCTGCGCTGCTTTTGCAAGGTTTAATACGCCTAATTCGTTTGTCTCTGGAGCAAGATTTAATGACCTGTCCAATAGGCCAACAAATAGAGCGTTTACGCTGTTAGCTATTTGTACATTGCACTGCCTTATTAACGTATCTGTTAAGTTAGCGACATTTTTTGCAAGACTTTTATCCTCGTATTGACACTCTCTATATCCGTCTACTGCTGTTAATATGCCGTCTATAACCTTTTTAGCCGACTCGTTTACTTCCCACTTTTCTAACGCTATACGTGATAATAGCGTTGTTCTAGGTATGTCATACTTATATTGTATCTCTTTTTCGTTTAGCCCAGACTCATAGTCAAGTCGTATGGCGGCATAGTCATATTTTGGTTTGTTAGCCAATGTGCCTTCTCCTCATATTTTCCCTTGTAGTATTCATACTTGCATACGGCGTTTGACATTTTTATCACAAGCGATATAAAAATCGCCGCAAATACCACTGCCAAGACTATAAACAAGTATTCAACTTTTATACTTTCTCGCATTTTAGCATCTCCTTTATCCTGATT